GATTGGGTAAGGCCTATATCGGGATTGTCTCCGGATGGGACTGTTTATCAGATTAGACTTCACCAAAAGGCCATCAATCACATCTCTAGACGATTGAACGTCAGCCCGAGTTCTTGCGCATTAACTTGTCTTCTTCGGTAAATCACATTAGCGTAAAATGTGACTTCAAAGGCAAAAAAATAGGGTCGAGGAGTTAACCTCGACCCTATTCGTTTACCCCTTGTTCCAGTCGAAGCCGGACTATACTTGACTTCTTGCCAGCTTTCGATTGACAAGGTAGCCAGCTTCAAGCACAGCTAGCTTGTCCATTATCTTTGAGTAAGGCTTGTGGCGATGGCTGTCTATCGCCTTATAGCACTCCTCGCAGACCCAGATTCCTTGCGGTGTGTAAATGCGCAGCTTTATCAGGCCAGGGGCTTCTTGGTCGCAGAACTGGCACTTCATTTTTCCCCCTTTCTTGCCCTTGCCACGCACAAAAAAAGGGTATTCCACGCCACGCAGGGCAGGAATACCCCTACAAAAAAGCACAAAAAGGCGGCTACCGCCGCCTTCCTGTGCGTGGTTGTTTTCGGTCAAACGCTCTTATGCTACGGCTACTGGCTCTCTCTTACGGCTACGCTTCGGCTTTTTCGCTTTCGTTACTATTTCCTCAGCTTTGGCTATTACCTCAGCTTCGGCTGGCGCTTCAGTTTCCGCTGGTGCTTCGGCTTGGTCTTTGGCTTGCCTGTCTCGCTCCATCGCCTCATTTGCCTTTGGAGTCATCAAGGGCATTACTACCACTTGATAACCGTCATTGGCAAAGAGCATTGAGGAATAGGCATTGACGAGCTTGAAGTCCACCATACCACCGCAAGCCTTGAGAGCTTCGGCTAGGTATCTCCCATCCACCCTCACAGAACCCTGTCCATCGGTGTCAGCAGGGATTATAGCCTCTCCCTTTTCATCAGGATTAGCCATAACAATCTTGCCTTCGCCAATGGTAAGGTCTATGGGATAGTCTTTGGGATTGTCCGACAAGGCTCTGAAGGAATTAACAGCCTTGACAGCCTCGATGGTGTCAAAGTGTGCTACGGTGTTGAACTCCGTCGGTATGACCTTCTGATAGTCAGGGAATTGCCCCTCAGCGCCACGCCATTGATAGCGTATCGCTTCGGTGTCAATTACTAAGCTCATACCATCAAGAGTATCACCGCTTGCCTCAAAGCCTAGCCTTACCCTCTTTGCCTTGCGTAAGGCATTGGCTATGCCTCTTAGCTCGTCTTTGTGGACTAACACCTCGCCCTCGCCATCGTCATAATCCAGTGTAACAGTCGCCAGTCTAAAGCCATCGCTGGCAACCAAAGACAGCTTGCCTTCCTTCGCCCTAAAGAGAACGCATTGGAGAACTGGTCTTTGTTCATCCTTAGCGGTGAAGGGAAGCACTCTGCTGATTGCCTCTGATAGCTCCAGGCTTCCGAGATTTGGCTTGACGCTGTTATCTGGACATACTCTGATTTCGGCAAGGGTCATCGGTGTCTTATCGCCAATCCATGCCATGTCCTCAAGGTGGCTGGTACAAGCTCCACAAACTACCTTCAGCCTTTTAGCAGCAGCCTGCGCCTCGCTAGCACTGCCGTTAGCGGAAGGCACTATCTTGACGATATTGCTTCCGCTAAGAGCCTTAATGTAGCCTAGCAAGCCTTTCCGCCCAATAGTGAAGTCCATAAGCAATAGCCTATCGGCTAATGCTCTGGACAGGGCGTTTACCAGTTTAGCCTTGTGAGCCACAAAGCCTTCGCCTGAGCGTTTGCCCACGATATTAAGTTGTTCTATGAGAACACCCCCTTTGGCGATTACAATAGCTGGGCAAAGTCTATTGGTCGCCTAGTAGTAAGCCTCGCATAGCTGAACCTCGCAAGCCTATACGATGCTTCCACTATATATAAGTCCGAAATTGGCTAAAATGTATCGCTTGTTATGGCTAGTTGACGCTTTTTTCTTAACCTTGATAGATAGTTGCGTTCTGGATACCCTAACGCCTCACCCTTGTTTAGCTTTCTGGCTATCTGTTTTAACCTAATCGGCGCTCCGATTAGGAAAGTCTTGACGTCTAGCCATTCTTCCAAGTCCAGCGCCTTGTCATCGGCTATCAGCTCGGCAAACTCGGTGATATTGCCCTCGCTGTCTATGATAGGCTGGTTTATGCTTTCCAGAGTGATAGCTCTACGGCAATCGTAGTAAGCCCAATCGGAATAAGCCCAGGCTGTTCTACACTTTGCCCGCTGTACCTTGCTACAATGCTGGCAATCTAGCCCATTGTGGTATGCGTAGTGCTTATACCAGTAATGGTCTTTGATATGCTCGGCAATCCGATACATCGCAGCTTCGCTGAAGTCCTGTCCTGTGGCAGCCTTCCTATTTGCTATTCCAGCAAGCCCTTCAATGATGTCGTGTAGTAAGTCGTCTTGCTCATCCAGTAACGCCTTGTGACCAAACCGCAAAGCTATTTTGTAGTAGGTCAAATACGGCTCTGGTAAATGGTCATAGCCGTTCTTGCCATTGTCGGCTTGCCTGCGGTTTGGGCTTCGGCTACACTTTAGCTGGCGAGGCTTTGTCGTTGTGGTTTGGCAACTTGCGGGCTGTCCACACCATCGGCAAACGCCTTGCCTTTCTTCTAGTGTCCATACCTTATGGCAATTGCTACAGTGCCCTGTCATCGCTTGCCCCCTTTCCGTATATTTGCCCGATGTGAGCAAGCGCTCAGGCCAGGCTTATCTGATATTCAGTTGTTAATGTGCGAACGTTTACTATTCATCATCACACAAAAGGACATTTTGTTCATTAACAGAATGAACCTATATTTACGTGAAGGATTTCAGAGCAAGGGATTTCCCATGATTTCACGCAGGAATGAAAACCGCTACTGCTGTGCGGTCACTGACGTGGGATTCTATCTGTAGAGGGCGGCAAGGGGGTTTGCCCAAGCACTCTCAGAGGCAGTCCTGCCAGCCGCAGAGAGGCGGAAGAACCTGCGAGGATAGCCTCGGGGGTAATTGTCCTGAAAAACCGAGCGTTCTTCCACTCCGCTTTCTTCCACCCAGCCCAGCCTCTGGAGGTTTGAGAAGTAAGTAATGAAAGAATGATAGCGGCAGCTGCTCGACTTGTAGGGTGTCTGCGCCAGGTATCGTGCCGCAAGTTTCTCTATTTTGTCGGGAGAGATGGGACGCTTCTCACGCCTGGCCTGTCTTTCTTCCTGCCTTGTAGCTCTATCTACGGCAATCGCTGTAAGAAGAGCCTTCTTGTAGTGATAGCAGATGTCGGATTGAGGCGCACCAATACTTGGGTCTATCTGGGGTGAACCATTTGGCCCATGGCCCATGAGAAATTCGCGAATAAACCAGCCGCAGCCGAAAGGCCGGAGAAAACCACCCCTGCTAGGTCTGAGGTCCATTTCCGTTTACCTTGCTCCACAGCCGGTCGTACCAGCCCCTCAATTCCTCGCCTGCAACCTTCCTGTATTTTGCAGTGGTGTTGAAGCTGGTGTGGCCGAGGTGATCCTGGAGAAGTCTTAGTCCATCGCCAGAGTCATTCACCTTCACCGCGTGAACGGCGAAAGCATCCCTCAATCTGTGAGGACTTACGCTGCGGATTCTGCCGGTTTCAGTGTTGACCAGCTTCGGCAGGTTTGCCCTTTCAGCGCATTCCTTGATGATCTGCCAGGCCCTGTGGCGATTGATGCCGAAAACAAGCACCTCGCCTTGCCGGGTGGTTGGGCCACCCCGCCGAATGTAGTTCCTGACCAATTCCACAGTGTCTTTGTCTATAGGTAGTGTTCTCAGACGGCGGTGTTGCTGTTGCTTGACCGACGCCAGTTCAACCTCTTCACCGCAGCCAGAGCAAAAAACATGGCTTCTACCCAGCCTTGCTTCACACCTAGGGCAGAACAGCCTGACACGGCTCTTAAGGTGCTGGATAGTGACAGTGCCCCGGGTAAAGTCCACATCGTCGACCTTCAGAGCTAGAGCTTCGCTGATGCGGCAACCCGTTCGAAACAGGAGGCGAACCAGTAACCTGTCCCGCAGATTCGTGGTGGCACTCTCGAGGAGCGCTGCATCCTCGGGCTCCAGATAAACCTTTTTTGTCTCATTTATGGCTGTTTTCGTCGCTCGTCTCCGCATTGTTTTCACTGGCTCCCTGGTCAGTATTGATCACAGCTTCGAGGCACCCGCTACCATCTCTTGCCTTCCGCAGGATCTCGCGAGCTATTATCCTTGCCAGAATCGCCAACGCACTGGTCCCAGAGCTCATGGATGAATCGCGCTTGCTTTTCATGTTGCGACTAATCTGATATAGTTGGCATAAATGATGCCTATAGACACTGCTATCGTACTAGAATTTGGCACTATTAGTACATGCTGTCAACGCTGCCAGATGCACTTGACAGCATTATCCAGATAGTATATGATTTAGTGTGCAGTGCATGAACAAGTTGCAGCAGGAGGACATGTGGCAGCAAGAACAGAAAAGTCCAGAATCACGCCTGAGCAGAGGCTCGACTGGCTGATGCGCTCTGAGGACGGGCAGTCACCGCCCAGTATAGCTAACAAGGATCAGGTGGATGTTCGCACAGTGCGAAAGCATATTGCATTGGCCAAACAAGAGACGGAGGTCAAGGAAGCCAGGTCGATGGTGTTGCGCAACGCCCTGGAGCGCCATTATCACGACCTGTGCGATTACGCCAGAACACTTGCCACGTACCCGCCGGGAGAAGCAACTGGGGCCCAGGGTCCATATTCCGAGCACATGAGAAAAGCCTTACGCCAGCATATCCCAAGATCCCCAATCTGGGGTTTCTTGAACCAGAGGAACGGCTTGGAGCAAAGGATCGCCGAACTCACAAAGGATATTGGGGACACAGTTGAGAACTTGGTAAGGTCAGACTCCCGGTTGAGTGCCCTCTCGACTGAGGGTTATTCTGTACCTATTGATGGTCCTATCGAAGCTCTGAGATTTCAGGCCAGCCAATGGGCGAAGGGATACCGTGGGCTAGACATTCAAGAGAACCTCCGTACAGAACCTGTAGGAGAAGGGCTCGTGAATTTCCGCTACGGTGCATTCGGATTAGGGACTGTGGAAGGGAACCATCTTCGAAGAGTGTCAAAGATCCTAAGTGAAATGCTACGGGACTGGGAGTCGCATCTGAAGGAGCTGGAGGAACTAGAGAAGCTCAGAAAGTGCTTTCTCGACCTCGGTCGGGTTGAGAAGAACCTGAACGATGAAATAGCAGTGATTACACTCAGAAGAGTAGTTCCCGGCCGTTGTCACTATTGCCCGTTATGATGATCAACACATGGGGGTGAATATGAGAGTTGTTGTCTATGGGAGGGTATCTTCTGACAGTCAGGACACTGACCTCTCAATATCGGCCCAGCTCAGGGCGTTGAGAGACTATGCATCAAAGCAAGGACACGACATTTTCAAGGAATTTGTCGATGAGGCGGAAAGTGGGCGCACTGCCTCCAGACCCGCTTTTCGCGAGATGATTGCTCTGGCTAAGACCAAGGCCCCACCTTTTGAAGCCATACTGGTCTGGAAGCTGAATCGTTTTGCCCGAAATAGGGTTGATTCCATCACTTACAAAGCTCTACTTAAAAGCAAAGGTATCAAAGTCATCTCGATTAACGAACCGCTCGATGACAGTCCATCTGGTCAGTTGCTTGAAGGCGTTATCGAGTCCATTGACGAATTCTACAGCGCCAATCTCGGACAAGACGTCAAGCGGGGTATGAGAGAGAACGCTCAGCGTGGCTTCTTCAATGGCAGCCGGCCTCCTCAGGGCTTGCACAGAGTCCCTGTACAGGACGGTGCCAAGACCAGATACAGGCTTGAACCTGACCCTAACGACTCTGTGGCTGTGAATGTAGTTCGCAGAATGTTTGATATGGTGCTGCAGGACATCGGCTCCAAGGAAATCGCCAAAGTGATGAACAAAGAAGGCTTTCGCACCGCAAACGGACAATCCTGGGGAAAGACTACGGTGCATAAGATTCTGACCAACGAAGCATATTGCGGCACCCTCGTCTGGGGTGGTAGGCCGGGACATCCGGCAATTCACAGCTCCGATCCTCCCGTGAGAGTGGAAAATGCTTGGCCGGCAATTGTCGACCCAGCTGCGTTTGCGCTGGCACAGGAGAAGATGAGATCCAGAAGGCCACAGACAATGCATCCCCGCACCATACCGAGCCCTTACCTTCTCAGCGGCTTCCTCTTTTGCTCCTGTGGGCACGCTATGATAGGTCGAAGCGCCAAGTCTCATCAATATTTCTACTATACGTGCAACGGGGGCTTCAAAAAAGGCAAGGAGGCCTGTAATGCCAGAGCGTTGCCGAAAGATAAGCTCGAACAACTGGTCATCGAGCAAGTTAAGCACAGGGTACTCAATCAACAGTCGCTGGAGGAGTTGGTCGGCTTGGTCAATATGGAACTTGATTCCACCCACGATATCCTGAGAGAGAAGCTGGATGCCATCGATGCTGAGCTC